TATTTTTCAAGGACTTAGGGCCGGTTTACCCCTAAAACCTTAACTCAGCGCGCGAGCGCGAACGCGCGTAAACGAGAATGCTTCTCGTTTAGAAAACGTGAATATTAGGGGTAAGATAGGTATGATTATATATAAGTTATTGAATTATATAGATTTTTATATACCCTTTTCCCTACCCTTATCCCTACCCTTTCACTACCCTACACTACCCTTTATAGGTACATTCTATGTTTTATGAGCTTTATTTGCCATTTCCTCCAAGTGTCAACAATTATTACAAGAAGTCACAAGCTGGCGGAAGGTACATCAGTGAGAAAGGCAGGCGCTTTCGTGATGAGGTGGCCAAATGCGTTTCTGAGCAACTACCTAATGTCCATATCGATGATCGACTGCTAATCGAGATTGTTTTGTTCCCACCAGACAAGCGCAAGCGTGATGAGGACAATTATAATAAGTCACTACTTGATGCCATCACTCATAGTGGCCTTTGGGTTGATGACTGTTTGGCTGATCAGATATTCAACTATAGAGGTGCTGTGCGCCAGCGGAATGGGTCATGTTATGTGCGCATCACTGATGCTGGGCCAGTAATCCGCGATGTCTCGATGCTCCCAGTGGATTGAGTCAGCACAATGAGTCACAGTGAGTCAGCATGGTGCGGGCCACCGTGCGAGCACTAACACAGCAACAGATATACATCGCGCAAAAACACACGCGCAGGTGTGGCCCTCCCGCCACCAGGTAGTAAGCAAACTGCCTTTCGGCAGTTAGGTTATTGGAGCCATCCTTGGCTCCACATTACACTATCTCTTGCGATATTGGTTGTTCAACATCGCCCAGTTCACTTTGAGCAGCTCAGCTCGATTGTGCTTAACCAGATGCTTCACAACTTCCCACTCGGCCTCCGCCAGATCGTTCTTGGCATCATACAGGTCGGCCAGTTTGCGATTGCGTACCTCAGTCAATTGAGTTAAAGCAGATTCAGTATTCGTTGCGACAGGTGCTACAGTTTCGTGGTTCATTTCAGTTTCCTTGTTTCTGGTTTCAGTTCCGTTTCGACATTTCAGTCTCATCAGTTGGGACACAATCCCAATACGGAAAGGGCCATCCTTGGCCCAGGGCACTTATTCCTCGTCAGGGGTTTCGAGCGACTCGCGGAGCTTAATCACGAGCTTCGTCACAAGGAGGTGGGCCGAGAGGTGCTTCACCACATTATCCGAACCGTTCTCATTCACGTACTCGGTGGCTTCCTCGACCGTTCGCGGAGCTTCGACGAGCCAGTCATAGAAGTCGGCCTTAAAGGATTCACGAGGAGTAATCAACTCCGCCGCCTTTATCGCCTTATTGATATCCTTAAGTTTAAAGTCTTCAAGGATAAGAGTCGCGCGGATTTTAGCCACTGACATTTCTTCTTCGAGGAGCGCCTCGATGCGATCGTTAAGGTTACTCATAAACTAAACTTCCTATATTGGTTAAAGGTTTCTTCGTTTCGGGGTAGTCCGTGTTTCCCTATCCCTTAGAAGCTATTCTACCCCACGCCGCCCGTCCCGTCTACAAAATCCTTAGAACTATTACACCTATTTCAGAGGCCGTCTTATAACGAAATAGTTGTAGACGCGGCCTCGCTTTTAGAGTAGGCCCATGGTATAACTATTTATACTTGAAAATAGTTGTTGACTTTCGCATGGCACACACACCATGATTGGGCGGGCGGGTGGGGGGAGAGTCCTCGATGATGGATCGGCTGGTCAACCTCTCTCTCTCATGACATTTTTCTGCAAAAATTGGAAACCAAAAAAAGACCCTCCATGGCCGTCCTCTACCTCTGAGAAATATTTGAAAACATTTGTTTACTCCGCCCTAGTTTTATAGTATACTCAGTAGAAGTGGATTGGAATTAAAGGAATTAAGAATGGTGGCCGAGCGTCTGCCAACAAACTACCGAGATATCAAGGACATGAGCATCCTGGAGGCGGAAGATTTGTTGTCTATTGAGTTATCCGCCAAGACACTTTCCCTTGATGAATCTCTTGAAGCCATCTTCCTGACTATTGATGATCTCTCTGAGTATGAGCAGAATATCGTCAAGCGTGTCTGGAGGCGTGGGCGCAATCTAGGTGTGCAAGCCGCCGGAGATAATCTCTTTAAACAAATGTCTCTACGATCTGGTACTCAGGCTTGTGTGGAATATCTTAAGCAGATGTCATCAGCATTCCAACTGGTTGTGACTCCTAACAGCCCATCATCAGGAGGCGGATTTAGTTTCAATGTGTTTCCTCCTGGCACAGTTGTCATGCCAAGCAACACACAGCCACCTCAGCCAGATTACCCAATTGAGCCTACGCCAGATTACACACAGGATTCTGAAAGCATCCTAGGATCGAAGGCACAAGCACACAAGTCAAATGTCCTTAACTTCGCGGAGGATGACTGAATACAGTCTGATGTTTACAGTAGACTACATCATGTCCCCTACAGCAGCACTATTCCATGCTGATGATACTTTTGTGCGCGCCCTCATGGGACCCATAGGCAGCGGAAAGTCTGTCGCATGTTGCGTAGAGATGTGGCTCAAATCTGTCCAGCAAGAACCAGACAGATTTGGTATGCGTAAGACTAGATGGCTAGTAGCACGCAACACTTACAGGGAATTGATAGATACAACCATCCAGACATTTTTTGATTGGTTCCCCATTGAACTTGGTGTGTTTAAGAAAATGGATATGAAGTTCATAACCAAAATTCCCCTTTGTGATGGAACTATTGTTCACACCGAGTTCTTTTTTCGAGCAATGGATAAACCAGATGACGTCAAAAAGTTGCTATCCCTTGAACTCACCGGTGGTTTCATTAATGAAGCCAGAGAGGTACCTAAGCAAATCCTTGACATGCTCATCGGACGACTTGGAAGATATCCTCGCAAAATTAACGGTCGAGGCGGCCCTACATGGCACGGGCTCATCATGGATACAAATCCACCGGACTCCGATCACTGGTGGTATAAGCTCTTTGAGATTGATAAACCCAAGAGCTATAAACTGTTCAAGCAACCATCAGGAACATCACCACTGGCGGAAAACCTGATTAATTTGCCGTCCAACTACTACACCAATATGCAAGATGGCAAAGACAAAGAGTGGATCAATGTCTATGTCCACGGGAGGTACGGCTTTGTGCAAGATGGCAAACCAGTTTACCCAGAATACAAAGACGACATTCATTACATTGATGAGGAAATTGTCGTACCTGATACAGCACTTATTTATGTTGGGATTGACTTCGGTCTGACTCCTGCTGCCATCTTCGGTTATCAGACTGCTGCTGGTCGATGGATCATCTTTGATGAACTAGTCACTGATGATATGGGTGCGAAGAACTTTGGCATGCTTCTCAATAGAAAGATCAACAAAGACTATCCTCATTACTCAATTGAGCTCTATGGTGACCCATCTGGAGATATTCGTTCTCAGACAGATGAGATTACACCATTCCAAATTCTAGCTGCCCAAGGTGTTGTTGCTTGGCCAGCATATACAAATGATTTCATGATCCGCCGTGAAGCTGTTGCTGCTCCTATGTCTCGATTGGACTTTGCAGGCAACCCTGGCTTTGCCATAGGGCCAAAAGCCCCAATGATTCGTAAGGCTTGTGCCGGCGGATACAAATACAAAAGAATGGCTGTGACTGGCCAAGCAATGTATCAAGACAAACCAAATAAGAATCGCTACAGTCACCCTGGTGAGGCTCTCCAATATCTGATGCTTGGCGGCGGAGAGGGTTCCAAAGTTATTGAATCCAAAACTTGGGGCAAATCAATTGATTACTCCAAATCCGATAGACTTGTTGTATAAGAGGTGACTTATGGGTACTGCTAAGGAAGAATATGACAAACTGCGCAGTCTGGTTGATATATCATATTATATCGGACAACCTGCGGCGGATTTGATTGATGAGGCGGTTAGTGTGGCTGTGCCACCTCCGCCTGAAGCGCAAAAGGCAAAGGCTGATCCTAAGGCAAAATGAACCTTAGGCAAATCGCCAAGCTTGATCGAACAAAGGCTGCAGCAGGGTTGCTCGGCCTAGAAGCAGCAACACAGTCTGAGGATGCAAACGCTGTATCAATAAAACCACCAGTACAACTTGTCGAAAGAGCATACAAGCGAATGGCGCAAGGTGATGATGCAAGGGACATATGGCGAGATTTGCGAGTGTATTTTGATCGTGACGGAGAAGCAAAAACTCTCCTTCCTGATACAAAGTTAACACTCAAACCAGAAGGTATTGCTGCTCTTAATGAAACAGATAGTGCTGGGAATTTCGTCAATGAATCAATCAAACTAAAAGATTACATTGACCATCCGGCATTATTCAACTACAACCCAGAGTTGGGTGAACGTATTGTAAAACGAGTTTCAAGTAAAGATGCTGATGCAGGAATTGGCGGCAAATACCATCCTGATGGCAGCATTAGTGTGAATATGTTCAAGGATAACAAAACTCAAAAATCTAATATTGTCCATGAAATTCAACATATGATCAACGATTCATATGGGTGGGCAAAAGGTGGATCAGATGAGTTATTCTCTCCACTACGCTCTGAGGCATATGCTACATCAGCTGGTCAATTTGATCGTTCAGCAAGAGCATTTAGGTCTCAGAAACGCGAGATTGATACAAGGCTTGCTCAGGCACGTGCTCGTGGTGATACAGAGGCTGCTGATGAGTATTATCAGAAATCACAAGAGCTTGGTGCTAAAGCTGATGAAGCAGCTGCTACTGCTAAGCAACATGCTTACAACTCTGAAATCCTTGATCCATATGAGCAATACAAAAGATTAATTGGTGAGTGGCAATCTAGACATGCTCAAGCCATTCATGCTACTGGTGATTACAAGAGCTATCCTCTTGATACACCTGCTTTTGATGATGTTCCTGAAAAGGAACTGTTCAAGTATTATGAGGACTCACCAGCTTGGGCAGGAGAGACTACAAGCAAGCCAAATGTGGCAAGTGATGAAGAGCCTTCTATGCTTAGCAAGATCGCTAACAAGGTTGCGGATAATCCAACTATTAAGAAGGCAGTTCAAACTGCTGCTCCATATGTTGATGATTTCTTTAACACCCCAGTTGTAAATGCTGGTGAAGAAGGTGATACATTAGTTCATCCTTTTGCCGCAAAAGCCTCTGAGTTTCTAAACAATCTCAGGGATAGCATGAATGCTGGAATACCTCATCTAGGTGATGTTGCTGCTCCATCTGCTACTGCTGATTTGATGGATAAGATTGCTTACAAAAAGCCGATGAGCAAAAGCGATCTTCTGTTGCCAATAACTGAATGGATGTATAAATAATGTTAGATGACACCCAGATTCTAAACATTGTTACCCAAGAACTGAATTCAGCTGTTGGTTCAGAAGCCATTGATTCTGTTGATATCAGCAGATGGAATGCATTAAGTGCATATCTTGGCAATACTGATGCTCCAGTTCCTGGAAAATCTAATGTTGTATCCACTGACGTGGCTGATGCCATAGAGTGGATAATGCCAGAGATAGTTAAGGCATTCACTCAGAATAATGAAGTTGTTACATTCGATGCTTGTTTTGAGGGTGATGAGCAACAGGCGGAATTGGAGTCGCATTACGTCTATGACATCTTGATGAAGGAGAACAATGGGTTCCTGGTAATTCACCAGTTCATCAAAGATGCGTTGATGCAAAAGAATGGCTTTCTCAAGGTGTATTACAGCGAGACTGAAACTGAGTCTACTGAAAGTTACACTGGTTTGACTGAAGTTGAATATAACATGATTGCTTCAGACAAGGAGATTGAAGTCAAGGAAGAAACAATTGAGATGGTGGATAATATTCCACTATTTGATATCAAAGTCAAAAGAACAAAGAAAAAGCAAAAACTAAATGTTGTCTGTGTTCCACCAGAAGAATTCCGTTTCAATAGAATGCATAATTCTGTTGATCTCTCATCTGCTCGATTCACTGCTCATGTAACTGATAAAACAAAAAGTGATATGATCGCAGAAGGATTCGATAAAGATGTGATAGATGAAATCCCAAGTGATTCCATGACCAATCAAGCAAGACAGTATCGCTTCACTATGCAAGGTGAAGTTACTGAACCCATGGATATCACTTCTGATGAATCTCAGGAAATGATTCAAGTTGCTGAATGCTTCATGAAGATTGATATTGATGAGGATGGTGTTGCTGA